GTGCCGCGCTTAAGTACGGCTACATGGTGGTGACGTTCTAGGGCTTTGATTATGCCTCTGGTGTCGTCTTTTTGTATGTCGTACATATCCATTTCATTTTGGTAATCACGCCATGCCTCTTCTGGTTCATACTCTGACCATTCGCCGCGTATAGCTACAGGGTCAAACTCTATGTCTTTGTCTAGGCTGTCGCTAAGGTCTTCATAATACTGCGCTAGCCATTGCAGGGCTTCATAGCTGAAGCTATCCCGTAATACTTTGTTTTGTGTAAAGTCTACTTCGTTTGCTGTGATTATAACTGCCATTGTTTTATTCCTCTTTTGCGTTTACTGCGTCAAAATGTTGTGCGCCATATAGCCAGCCATCCGGCTCTTCTATGTTGATGCTTTCGCCTATGCGGTATTCTGCCATAGCTATTTTAAGAGCTAGTGTTTCCGCTTCTTCTGGGCTGTCTGCTTCAATGGTAAAGTTTTTGTCGAAGTAAACAGACATATCTATTTTTACATTGTAAGTTTTCATTAGTTTAGTTCCTTCTGCTTTTTGAAAAATGCCATTGCCATTTCTGCAATGGAATAAAAACGGTTGTCATCGATTCTTAGCTTAGTACCTGTTTCCAAGTGTACTAAGTACGCTTTGCCTTTAATCGTGCGGTAACGCCAATTTAAGCATGCCAGCTCAAGAATACCGTTAAGGCGTTCTTTCGTTGTGGTGGTATTGTAGCCAGCCAGCGACAAGTGCAAGTCACCTTGCTTATCCTTTACCGCTATTAAGTTGTCGAATAGGTAAAGTGATGTATTGCTGTTGAACGGTTGCGTTCTGGTATTGGCTAGCATAAACCGTTCATGGTTTAGCAATGCTTTTGCTGATTGTTCTGTAATCTTCCTCATAGTTACGTTCCTTTCGTTGCTGTTGTAATGCCCTATTATAACCGTGATTATGGCGACAATAGGGCAAGGTTACTAAAAATTGAATGTTAATTGCGTCCGGTATTTAGCCATCTCGATTGCTACTGGTGGCAGTAGTTCGGCTGGGTGTACCTGTTTGCTGGGTGACATGATTCCACCAATTATGCGCAATGGTTTACCATAACCGCGGTGACTGATGCGCTTTCTGAATGAACGTGCGCGGCTGTCACGGTCAAACATACCTTGCTGGTCTAAGTACCATATAACGCCGTAATTGTCTTTGTATACAAGCTGAACATGTCCAGTAGTCGTGACCATGTAAAGCTGGTTACGTTCGGCAATGTCATTGCAGAAGCGATTAAGTGACATGCCCATAACTTCCAGCGTTTCATATTCCAAGCCTATAGCATCCATAACTTCCAGACGTTCCTTTTCAGTCGTGCCACCTGTCCAGCGTCTGTTTTTGCCAATGCGTGGCAATAGCTTAAACTTGTTTTCAACCGTCCGGTATGGTAACCCAGCGGCTACCGTCACGGCGACAACGCCACAATTAGAGCGACAAACCGCATCATCCGGCAATTTAAAACCATCAATCATTATGCGTTCCTTTCTATGCGCTATGTACTGAATGCAGGGTCAGGCATGCTCTATGCGTGCCTATAAAAACCCGTACCTGTTTGTTAAAATAATTTTGAATGCAATATGCTTGCATGCTGTTTGCTTGCGTCCTGAATTGGTAACCGTCACATTCCAGCATGAATTGTGGGTTGCCCATTCGTGAATTTTTCATGCGTTTAACTAGCTTTAATGTTCCTGTATGTTCTGTTATGTTTTTCATGTTCCTGTTCCTTTCATGGTTGTGCAGGCAAGGGATAACCCTGCCTGCATTGATTGTTATTTCCAGATGGCATCATCCTCAACTTCTGATGTTTCAACCCATCTGTCAAAAACGCGTATTAATTGTTTAAGTGATTGGTCGTTCTTTGTGGGCAATCCTTTTTTTGTGTTGCGTTGTTCAATTAAATACCACGCCATATCTATACATTGCCTCACCTTTTCAGTTGTCAATTCATCGCTGTTTTCAGTATTGGATGGAATAAGTATTGTTTCAGCGTCTAGTAAGTGTCCACCATTACCGCTGTTGACTAAGTAGTTTAGTGTTAAAATGTTCATAGCGTTTTCCTTTCGTTGCGCTGTTGTAATGCTAATATGCACATAGAATGGGGCAACAATGTGTCACAATGTGTTTATTTCGTGATTATTTCGTGTTCATTTTGTGGCAATAAAGAATAGACAATGCTGTTGGGATTGTGTAATCTAGGGCATATAACATGCTGGTATTGCTGGGCTTTGTGATGGATTGTTGTGATGATTTGATTATTGGATTGTTAGATGAATGGTGGATTGTTCATTCCAGTAAACACACAAACACAGACAACCCCGCACGGCAATGCATAGCATTACATAGTAATATATATAACCAGCATCACATCAGGCACACGCAATGCATAATGGATGGCGCGCGCACACGCACACACGGGGGGGCATGCGCGACCCCACCACCCCCAGCACGCGCGGGCACCCGAAATGTATGTTAAATACCTATCCACCACACACACTAAGGAGTTACCATGGGCAAGATAACGAAGACCAATCTTGACGGAGTAGTTAGCTTACTTTCTGATGGGCATAGTTTAGTTGAGGCTTGTAAGAGGGTTGGAATAAGCCGTGCTGCCGTTTACAAACGCATGGGGGCTGATAAGGAGTTAGAGAGTAGGATTTATACTGCGCGGGCTGAAAGCGCGGAGAGGGCGTTAGATGAGCTTGATGAGCTGTATATGAATGCGCTGGAGAAGAGGAAGGATTATGACCCGAACATTTTACGGGACTATGGCAACCATGTTCGGTGGAAGGCTAAGGTAAGTATGCCGGAGCGGTACGGGGAGTCTAAGAATAGGGCGGGGGTTGAAGTCAGTGATGGTACGGTGCGAATCTTGTGGGAGAATGATTGATGGAGTGTCCGACTTGTAGCCAGAAATTATTTTGGGCGGCGGATGATGAGTTTGAGGATTTAGACGGGCGCGAGTATATTGAGTCGCATTATAACTGCGACAGGTGTTATACGAATGTGACGGTAACAGTGCCTGCTAATTTAGATTATTCCAATATTCCTGCGCTAGGGGAAGAATAACGGAATATGGTTTTTTTAGCTGACACGGTTCTTAGTCAAACAGAGTCTGGGTTAGCTGGGGAGTATATAGCCGCCGCTAGTGTTGTGGGGCGTGGCTGGCGGGTAGCGATGGCACAACAGGATGCGGTAGACTTGGTGGCGTGGCATCCAGAAACGAGTGAGATTTTGAGAATACAGGTTAAGTCGTGTCAGGCTTCTAGGTCGGGCAAGGATGGCAAGAGAACAAGGGTTCACTTTCAGACGGGTATAGGGGGGAAGAAGAGATTGCCTACCAGACATGATTACGATGTGTTGGCTTGTGTTTCTGCGGAGCAAAGGACAGTATGGTTTGTTCCTGTCACCGAGATTGATTGCAAGAAGTTTACCCTTCATACTGATTTCTTTATTAGCCCTAAGTTAGAGAAGACGAGCTGGGCGCATGCCCTAGATGTTTTAGGAGTAAATGATGGACGTTAAGATTCCATACAAGCCCAGAGATTTACAGGCTGAGATGCATAAGAGTTTGAAGCGTTGGAACGTGCTAGTGATGCACAGACGCTTTGGCAAGACTGTCTGGGCGGTTAATCAGTTGATTAAGACTACCTTGACCTGTCCTCTTCCTAGACCAAGGACTGCGTTTGTTGCTCCTACGTTTGCTCAGGCTAAGAGGATTGCGTGGGATTATGTTAAGTTTTATGCCGGAGTCATTCCGGGCGTTAAGTTTAATGAAACAGAATTACGGGCTGACTTCCCGAATGGTGGCAGGCTTATGCTGTTGTCTGCTGAGAATCCCGATGCCCTGCGGGGGATTTATTTGGATGAGTGTGTCTTTGATGAATTTGGCATGCAGAATCCAAGGGTATGGGGGGAGGTAGTCAGACCAGCCCTGTCGGATAGGGAAGGGAGCGCATGCTTCTTGGGTACTCCGGCAGGGCACAACCATTTCTTTGACTTACTTGAAACTGCTCGCTCTCAGATTGATGAGGGTAGTAAGGACTGGTATTTCAAGATTTGCAAGGCTAGCGAAACAGGTATTGTTAAGCCAGAGGAATTGAAGGCTGCTCAGGCACAGATGACTAGTGAGCAGTATGACCAAGAATACGAGTGTTCTTTCACGGCTGCTATTATTGGCGCGTATTACGGGAAGCTGTTGGCTGAGGCTGAGGAAAATGGTAGAATAACTAGAGTGCCGTATGACCCTATGTACCCTGTGCATACTGCTTGGGACTTAGGTGTTAATGATTCTACGGCTATTTGGTTCGCGCAGATTTTTAGAGGAGGTGCGGTAAATGTTGTCGATTATTACGAGAGTTCTGGGGTTGGCCTCGACCATTACGCATCTATACTCTCAAAGAAAGATTATAATTACGGCGACCATCTCGCTCCTCACGACATTGAAGTCCGTGAGCTTGGCTCGGGCAAAAGCCGTCTGGAAACGGCTCACTCGCTCGGCATCCGATTCCGAGTCATCCCAAAAATGAAAGTAGCTGATGGGATTAACGCCGCAAGGATGTTGATTCCTAAGTGTTACTTTGACAGGGACATGTGTGCTGACGGGTTGGATTTGTTGCGGCAATACCGTCAGGAATGGGATGAGAAACGCAAGTCTTTCCGTGACGCTCCTAGACATGATTATACCAGCCATGCGGCTGATGCGTTCCGTTACCTAGCGGTGGGGCTAGAGAACAGGGCTGCTATTGTTAGACCCCCACAACAGGTGGCTCAGAGTGATTACAACGTGTTTGGGGTTTGAAGAAAACCCGATTATTATAAACCTAGCTGTTCACAGCTTACTTGCCAGAAGCTCTTACCATCGTCAGATGGATGAAAGGGATTTTGAAAGGTTGTTTGTTCCGCCGCTAAGACTTGAACAGTTCTTACTTGTCTGGCGTGACAACAAACCAATAGCTCTTGTTACATGGGCTTTTCCTGACGAGAAAGACATAGAACACTACAGGTTGATGAATATGTTCCCGTCTGGGGCTTTTTACAGTGACGGTCAAAACCCATGGATTATTGACTTTATTTGCGTTTCAGGCAGAGAAGATGTATTATTCACTTGTAGAGAATTAAAGCGGCACTTGATGTATATGGGCTATGAGAGATGTTTTGGCCTAAGAACGGTGACGGGTCGCGTTGGTAAGCATGAGTTAAAAGGAGATTAACATGGGTGGTGGTGCTAGCACTAGCGGTCCAGATAGCGAAATAAGAAAAGCCCCCGGTCAAAGAATAATGTCCAAGCAGGCTGTAAGCTCTTTCAAAGACATTATGGCGCGAGATACGGCTGCTACAAAATTAGACGAGAGCGCAAGCCTAATGGAAAGAATGAGTCCCTATGCAAATATTGGGAAGCAGATTGGTTCTTTCAGTAGGCAAAAACAGCTTGAGCAACTAGCTCAGGGTGGTGAGCCTGTCACAGATGAGCGTGGTCGTACTGTTGGCGTTGTTTCCGAGGGAAGATTTGGGAAAACTTATACTGGTCAATCTCAATTTGACCCGTTTTCTCAGGGAAGACCTGAGGGTGGAAGGGAAGATGTTCCAACATCAACAGCCACAGCTTCAACACCAGAAACAGAAGAAGCTCCGACATCTATGGCAATGCTTCCGGGCGAAACTCCTTCTCAGTACCGCAGGCGTGTTCGCCGTTATGGTGGCGGCACAATCGTTGAAGGCGGCGGAGTCCTTTACAAGTAGGGTTAGTTATATGGCTAAAGAATTTGAAGGTTTAAGGGAAGTTATACGGGACATTTCGGGTGATGTCGAAAGAATGTCTAGTGACGAAAAACTAATTAAAGAGCTTGAACAATATATTAAAGAAGACCCTTTGGCTTTTCTTGGCTGGCAAATGTACAAGGCTAATTTGATTGACATGAAAGTGTCAGAACAAAAGCCCGGAGAAAATTTAATACGATTTAACGATGGTCGCAAAATAGAGCTTGGAGGCATTTATAGCCCAAAGGGGGCTAAAGTTATACCAGTGCGTACTGGCTTTGAAAAAAGTGAGAATGTAGCTGTTTTTGACGAAAACGCCCCATCTTTGGGAAGTGTTATTTATGCGAAGGGCGCAAGAGAAGAAAATTTAGAACGTGTAACTATTCTTCACGAATTAAGACACGTTGCTTCTCGGCATTTGAAGAACAAATACGCAGACGAATATTTTGACGAAGAAACAAACCACAAGATTGAAGAAGACCAGCAGCGTATTCTTGACTTATACACATTGATTTCTACAGGCGATTACAAAGATGGCGACATTGGTTTTAGGGGTGCTGCTGCTTTTGCCGATAGCAAGGATTTTGGGGTATCATTATTTCTAGCCCAAAAAAACGCAAGGCTTGCTTTAAAGGAGCTTGATTCCTTGAATGTTTCTGTTCCCGACAAAATGAAAAACTCAGTTAACAAAATGAAAACTGTTTTTGAGTTTGAGTTAGGTGAAAAGGACCAAAAGGCTATACAGTTGGTAAGGGAAAGTTTTGAGAGGGTGAAATTAAAAGAAGAAAATGGTGATGCAAACATGATGGAATTAAATTCTAGGGACTCTAAATTTTTTGAAATCTTAGAGCCTTTTGAGGCTCCGGGTCGTGATAGGAGTGCTACAAGCACAGATGGTTTGCATACTAGGGGCAGTTACCATGTAACCCTTACAAACGCTTACAACCTTTCTAAGGTTTACCCAGATTCGGAAGCAGCAAGAATTTACAATGAGTTTAGTGAAGCAAATAAGGGTATGGGCAAAACTGCTCGAATGAAGGCTTGGGGTGACACTATGTACGAAAACCCAGAGTTTGAACAGATTGTGGCTCAACAGCTAATAGATGACAACAACAAAGTATTTAAGAATCGCGGTATTGATTTAGAGCATCTTACCGATGAAGAGTACAACGGGTTACATTTATACAGTTGGAATGTCGGAGCTGCTGCTGGCAAGGATATGCAAGAACAGGGATTTGCTAGACTAACAAAGCTCAGAAAGTTTGCCGCAAACAATCCGAGTCACCAAAATATAAATCAAATTAACGACAACATAGACAAGCTAAAAAAAGCATCTTGTGGGCAAATGTATAGACCAATAGGAACTGTAAGTGACGGTCACGTTAGAAGAGATGCTAATGCTCGTTCTCTTTGTTTTGACGGCAGACAGCTTGGCTTAGACATTGACCCTGTTGATGCGGATAGAAAAGGGCAAAGGCACAAGAATGATAGCGATGCTTTGTTACGGGAGTTCAATCAAATCGAAGGCGAAGTAAACTATATGATGGAATCTGCCTTGCCGCCAAAGCCTGTTGCTGCGCCTCCAGCAAGACCACTTGAGCCCGCTCAAATGCCGCCTCCACCTAAGCCTCCAGAACCACCAAAAGGCATAGCTCCCAGAATGGTTACTGGTGTTACCGAACAGCCTGAAGAGGTTATTGGGTTGGAAGCACCAATAGCACCATCATTAGTACAAGGAGATATGAGATGAGTTTTTTAACGCCTAAAACCCCGCCACCCCCTCCGCCACCTGAGCTACCACCTGAGCCAGATTTAGGCAAAGCTGCCGTTATGGCTGAGGAAGCAGAGATGAAGAAAAGAAAAGCTCGCAAAGGCGCAGCTTCCACTATTGTGGCTGGCGCACTTGGCGAAACAGTTGAGCCTACAGTCAAAAAACCTACATTGATGAGTTAAGCTATGAAACCAGAAGACATCATAAAGCGTTTTGAATACGCAAAGTCACGCAGAGATAATTGGGACACTCACTACCAAGAGTTAGCCGATTACATGCTTCCTCGGAAAGCCGACATTGTTAAGAAGCGTTCTCGCGGTGAAAAGCGCATGGAACTGATTTATGATGGTACTGCTTTACAGTCTATTGACCTAATGGCTGCATTTCTTCACGGGATGCTAACAAGCGGTAGTGCAGCATGGTTTCACCTTGACCTCAAGGATGAAGACATAAACCGTGATGACGATGTTCGTGAGTGGCTGCAAGACACTAGCATGCGTATGATGCGAGCTATTAATCAGTCAAACTTTGAAACTGAAGTTCATGAAGCATATGTTGACTTGGTCGTGTTTGGTACTGCTTGCATGTTCTGTGAGATGGACAAGGGTAAGCTGCGTTTTAGTACACGACACATCTCTGAATATTATGTGAATGAAGACCAGTATGGCATGGTTAACACTGTGCATCGTGAATACACTATGACTGCAGCGCAGGCTGTAGAGAGATTCGGATTAGAAAATGTTGGGAGTTTTATTTCCAGAGCTTTTGAGAAACGCCCCGATGAGGAAGTCGAGATACTGCACTGTGTCATGCCGAGAAGTTCACGGGATGTTACAAAAGGTGACAAGAAGAACATGCCGTTTTCATCGATGTATATTAGCATGGGTGACAAGACGCTTATTGCTGAAGGTGGGTTTGAAGAGCTGCCATATGTCGTGCCACGCTTTCTCAAGGCAACAGGAGAAGTGATGGGCAGAAGCCCAGCCATGACAGCCCTGCCTGATGTTAAGATGCTTAACCTAATGTCTAAGACAATCATACAGGCAGCTCAAAAGCAGATTGACCCACCGTTACTTGTTCCTGATGACGGCTTCTTGCTACCAATCAGAACTAATCCGGGCGGTCTAAACTTTTTCCGTTCTGGCTCACGCGACACTATTACGCCACTAAATACTGGGGCTAATATTCCGATTGGTTTGAACATGGAAGAGCAACGCCGGACAGCTATTCGTTCAGCGTTTTATGTTGACCAGATTCTTTTCTCCGGCTCACCAAACATGACCGCTACAGAGGTTATGCAAAGGCAAGAAGAGCGTATGAGGGTGATTGGTCCTGTGCTGGGCAGGCTCATGAATGAGATGCTACGTCCGTTAATTGACCGTATCTTTGCCCTTATGTTACGGGCTAACATGCTAGCTCCTCCGCCTGAAGCTCTTGAAGGTCGTGACGTTGACATTGAATACGTTTCACCGCTAGCCAAGGCGCAGAAGTCCACAAGCCTCAACAACACTATGAGAGCGTTGGAGATGCTGATGCCTCTAGCTGAAGCTCTACCTGTTGGCGACCACATAGACCCTGATGGGTTGGTTCGTCACGTTACTGACTCACTTGGTGTTCCTAAGACAACGCTACGCAGCGCAAGGGAAATTGCTGAGATGCGTGAACAACGTGCGGCAGCGCAACAAGAGCAGATGCAACGTCAGCAAGAGCAAGAAGACGTTTACACCGCTGCACAGGCTGCACAAGCTGTTAGAATGGTTGGGGGTAATGAGCAGTGAAAGAGCTAGAACAGCTTAGAAGTATGTACAAACAAGTCTTCGAGTCAGAACATGGCAAGAAGGTTTTAAAAGACCTTGAGGCGCGTTGTAACTGGCGTGCCTTAAGTTATGTAGCTGGCGATGCCAATGCTACAGCTTTCGAGGAGGGTAAACGTGGGGTTATCCTTCACATTCACAATATGTTGACAGAGGAGTAACTATGTCAGAAGAAAATGTCGAACAGGTAGCCCAGCCGGAAGGGGCAGGCACTGTGCTGGAAACACCAGCAGAAGTGGCGCAAGGCGGGTCTGGTAACGATTTTTTAGGAAGTATTCCAGAAGATTTGCGTGACCACCCAAGCCTTTCTCCAATTAAAGACGTTGAGAACCTTGCGAGGTCATACGTTAACGCACAAAAGCTAATAGGTGCTGACAAAATACCATTGCCAGTCAATCCTACAGATGAAGACTTAGACAGAATATATGACCGTCTTGGTCGCCCTGAGTCACCTGAAGGCTATTCTATTCAAGCTGACGGCAACATTGTCACCGAAGAAATAGCTCAAAGTTACTCTGATGTAGCTCATAAGTTACGCCTAACACCACAGCAGGCATCTGGGATTCTTGAGTATTATCAAGAGATTGCGGGACAGAACGAATCTAATTTCGAGGCTGTTGATGCACAAGCGATGCAAGAAACAGAAACATCACTAAAGAAAGAATGGGGTGATGATTACGGCAACAAGTTGTCTGCAGCTAAAGAAGCGTTTGAATCTTTTGCTTCACTAGACATGCTTGAGATGCGTTTGTCTGATGGCACTAAGGTTGGCAACCATCCCGACTTTATCAAAGCATTTGCTAAAATCGCGGATTTCCGTCATAATATGACAGGTGAAGACACTGTCGCCGATGCGCCGATGGCACGGACAATGAGCCGACAAGCTGCTCAGAATGAGATTGATGCCATCATGAATGATAAGTCGCATGCGTATTGGGACAGAAAGAATATAGTTGGAAGGCAACAAGCAATCCAGCGGATGCAAGAATTGTGGGGCATGGTTCATGGATGAACTTGATGTCGTTCAGACCCGCCTCGAATGTTTACGTTACGCACTTGAATATGGTACGGCGCGTGACGTTATAAATCCGGCCTCACTCGCAGACCAATACTACGGGTGGGTCATGCAGGGTAGCGGTGCAAGCCGTCCTGTTGACAATCGGAAAGACGGTAGCCTGAGGGAGGCTAAAAAGCCTAGAAGCGTCCGCAAGGGTAGCGCATCGCAAATCGACAACGCAACGAGTGACTAAAGGAGATTTCAAATGTCTACTCAAGTAACTACCGCGTTTGTCCAACAGTATTCTGCTAATGTGCAGATGCTTTCACAGCAGATGGGTTCACGTCTGCGTGATGCGGTTCGCATTGAGAATGTTGTTGGCAAGAACGCATTTATCGACCAAATCGGTGTAGCAACAGCGCAAGTTCGCACAACTCGCCACGCTGACACACCACAAATCGACACTCCACATTCACGGAGACGGTTAACACTAGCAGACTACGAATACGCTGACTTGATTGATGACCAAGACAAGATTCGTATGCTGATTGACCCAACATCATCTTACGCTCAGGCTGCTGCTGCTGCTATGGGTCGTGCTATGGATGATGTCATCATTGCTGCTGCCCTTGGCACTGCTGCAACTGGTGAAACAGGTTCAGGTTCTGCTACAATCACAAACACCATTGCTAACGGAAACACAAACTTAACTCTCGCAAAGCTGCGTGAAGCTAAGTTCCAGCTAGATTCCGGTGATGTTGACCCATCAATTCAGCGTTACATTGCTGTTGGACCAAGCCAGATTCAATCACTGCTTGCTGACACAACCGTAACCTCAAGCGATTTCAACACCATTAAGGCACTGGTACAGGGTGAGTTGGACACATTCATGGGCTTCAAGTTCATTATGACTAACCGCCTAACCACCGCTGATGATGGTGCTGAAGCAGACCAGATTCGTAACTGCTTTGCATGGGCAGAAGACGGAATCACACTCGGTCTTGGTAAAGACATATCAGCTCGCATTGATGAGCGTGCAGACAAAAGCTATGCCACACAGGTATACTACTGCATGTCACTAGGTGCGGTTCGTATGGAAGAAGCCAAAGTCGTACAAATCGATTGTGACGAGTCACCAGACTAAAACATTGAAGGGGGCGGTTCGCCGCCCTCTTCCTTTATAAGAGGGTTTTGTGGAATACAACAGTGACTTTAGGTATGACTTGAAAATAGGACAGCTACACGAAAAGTTTTTGGCTGAACTATTACAGTCTAAAACAATCGAGGTGAAAAGAGATTTTAGGGCTTCACAGACTGGCAGGGTGTTTGTGGAGTTTTTTTGTAGGGGAAAGTTATCTGGCATATCAACAACCGAAGCTGATTTCTGGTGTTTTGTGTTAGACAATGAGTCGCTAGTAATGTTGCCAACAGAAAAGCTGAGAGGTTTGGTGATTGAGGCTAGGAAAGAAGGAAGAGTGGTTTCTGGCGGAGATAGCAATCTAAGTCAGGGTGCGTTAGTTAGGATTAAGGATTTGGTGAGTTAAGATGGCATCAGTAGTAGACATTTGTAACGAAGCGATGGACTTGCTGGGGGCAGCTACCATCACGTCTTTAGACGAAAACTCAAAGGAGGCTAGGCTTTGTAACCGCCGCTATGAAACGGCGCGTGATTCAGTCATACGTTCACACCCATGGAATGTATGTATTCGCCGAGCTGAGATTGCTGCAGATTCAACAGCTCCAGCGTTTGGGTTTAATTACCAGTTTACTCTGCCAACCGACCCATATTGTGAGCGTGTTATTTCTTTCTGGGATGAACTTGTTAATAACGAGCTTGCTGCATACGACTCGCCTAATATGTTTAAGATTGAGGGTCGCAAGATTTTAACCAACCAATCTACTTGCAAGATTACATACTTAGCCAGAATTACTGACACAGAGCAATATGACTCACTGCTACGAAGCACGATTGCTCACAGGATTGCCGCTGAAACAGCTTATGCTATTACTGGCAGCACAAGTGTTTCATCAGCTATGCAGACTTTGTACAACGAAAGGCTAAGAGAAGCTCGCTCTATTGATGCTATGGAAGGTGTTCCAGAGCAAATTGTTGCAGATGATTTCATTAACATAAGGTTCTAACATGGCTCGCGTTTCCACGATTGTAACCAATTTTCAGTCAGGCGAGTTTTCTCCGCGCCTTGAGGGTCGTATTGACTTACAGAAGTATTCAAG